AGCACCTGACGTCGCCCCCGGGTTTCCAAGGCCGCTGACCTGCGGCGATGCGAGCCGGCCGGTCGTCGGCCCGCTCTGCCGCATGGTCACGACCAGGTAACCATGCAGGTGGAGCAGCTGTAGCCGTAACGCGGACCCCTTAGACTGGGGACATGACCTCGAACGCTTGCCGCACTGAGTGCGAGCGCTGCGCGGGTCCGATGCCGCTGACGGCTCGGGTCGACGCGCGGTTCTGCTCGTCGGCGTGCAGGCAGGCCGCGTACCGCGACCGCCGGCGTGCCGAGCAGCAGCGGATCGCCTCCGAGCAGGCAGGGCGAGTGCCGTCCGAGTTGACGGGGCGTCCGCGGTGGGTGCGCTACTCGTCGCGGAAGGTGCCGCTGCGGGTGGATGGTCGGTTCGCTTCGGTGGATGACCCGTCTTCGTGGTCGGACTTCCCGACCGTTGCGAGGGCGACGGCTGGTGAGGGTGTCGGTTTCGTGTTGACGGCCGGCGACGGGATCGTCGTGGTCGACTTGGACCATGCCGTGGAGGGCGGCCGCGTGCTGCCGTGGGCGCAGGCCATCGTCGATCGGTTGCCTGCGACGTTCATGGAGCGCGGCCGTTCCGGGCGGGGCCTGCACCTGTGGTTCCGTGGGTCCGTGTCGCACGGTCGGCGTATCCGCCGCGGGGAGTTGGCGGTTGAGGTCTACAGCGACCGCCGTTACATGATCGTGGGTGACCGGGTTCCGGGCACTCCTCTTGAGCTTGCCGAGCTGCCTGACGCGGCCGGTTTGATCGCCTCGCTCTGACGCCCCGGCGGCGTCCCTTGCGGGGCGCCGTTGTATCCAGCCCTCTGCACGCCCCGGTGGCGTGCTCTGACCCTGGAGGTCGTCATGGGCGCTCGTGGACCTATCGGTAAGCGCTCTGAGGAGCGCATGGGCCATCGCTCGAAGGAAGAGAAGGGCTCCGTCACGAAGGCGCCCTCTGGGCCGCCAGTGGATCTGCCGGAGCTGCCGGACGCTGACCCGCTGTGGCATCCGATCGCCGCGGACTGGTATCTGTCGCTGCGGGAGTCGGGGCAGGCAGCGTTCTACCAGCCATCGGACTGGGCGGTCGCCCGGTACGCGGCGGACCTGATGTCGAAAGTGCTGATGTCCGAACGGGGCCCGAACGGCCAGCTTGTGGCGGCCCTGAACTCGGTGATGTCGTCGTTGCTGACGACGGAGGGCGACCGACGCCGGGCTCGGATGGAGCTGGAGCGGAAGAAGCCTGCCGGCCCGCAGTTGGCGTCGGTGAGCCCGCTGGACTCTTACCGTGACATCGCAGGCGGCTGAGGAGCAGGTCCCGGACGTCGTTGAACCCTTCACGCTAGGCCCGACGTGGAAGCGCGGCCCGGATGGCAGGTTCATCCTTCCTGAGTACACGCTGGGTTGGCAGTGCCTTGCTTGGACGAAGACGTACCTGCAGCACTACGTCGGGAAACCGTGGCAGTACACGCCCGAACAGGCGCGGCTGACGCTGTGGTGGTACGCGATGGATCCGGTGACGAACCGGTTCCTGTGGCGCGACGGCGTGATCCAGCGGCTGAAGGGTCACGGCAAGGACCCGCTGAAGGCGACGTGGGCGGCGTTCGAGTTCGTGGGCCCGTGCCGCTTCGACCGGGTAGCCGACGAGGGCAACGAGTGGGGCGTCAGACCGGGGCAGCCGCTGGGGATTCAGCATCCTGCGGCGTGGGTTCAGATCGCGGCCGTCTCGCAGGACCAGACGCGGAACACGATGACGCTGTTCCCACTGATCCTGTCGAAGCGGGCGATCGAGGAGTTCCGGATCGACCTCGGTAAGGAGATCATCTACGCCGACAAGGGCCGGGCTCGCGTCGAGGCTGTGACCTCGTCACCGCGCGCGCTTGAGGGCGGGCGGCCAACATTCACGTCGATGGGCGAGACGCATCACTGGCTGGAGTCGAACTCGGGCCACGAGATGGCGGCGGTGATTGAACGTAACGCCACGAAGAGCGCTGACGGGCAGTCCCGCACGCTGGCGGACACGAATGCGTTCGAGCCGGGTGAGGATTCGGTGGCTGAGCGCACCCGGGACGCTTACGAAGCCGCTGAAGCGGGCCGTGTGGTGGACACCGGGCTGTTCTACGACACGCTTGAGGCCCCGCCCGAGGCGAAGTTGACGGAGGCGTGGATCGAGCCGACGCTGCGGGCCGTGCGGGGGGATTCGACCTGGCTGGACATCGGTCGGCTGAAGGCGTCGATCATGGACTCGCGGAATCCTCCCAGCCGATCACGGCGGTTCTGGTACAACCAGATCGTCGCGGCTGAGGACGCGTGGTTGGCCCGTTACGAGTGGGACGCCTGTAAGCGCGATGGCGTCCAGCTCGAGGACGGGGATCAGGTCGTCTTGTTCTTCGACGGCTCGAAGTCGGACGACGCTACCGGCCTATGTGCCTGCCGTATGTCGGACGGGCTGGTTACCGCGCTGGGTGTGTGGCAGAAGCCGCCGAACTGGCCGGCGCCGAACACGCCCGGCTTCGTGCCGTATCAGGTGCCGCGCGATGAGGTGCACGGCGTCGTAGAGAACGCGTTCGCACGCTTTAAGGTGCAGGCGTTTTTCGCTGACCCTGGTTCGGGTCAGGACGACGACGGCGAGATGTACTGGGACGCCTACATCGACCTGTGGGGTCAGAAGTGGGGGCCGAAGCTGGCTCTGCGGTCGGTGCTGTCAGGCCCGAAGGCGCATGCGGTGCGCTGGGACATGCGTGACCCGCGCAATCAGGAGACGTTCACGGAGGCCGTGAAGCGCGTGCATGCCGACGTTTTGGAGCGGGTCCTCATCCACGACGGGCACAAGGTGCTCCGCACGCATGTGATCAACGCCCGCCGTCGGACGAACCGTTGGGGCATCACGATCGGCAAGGAGCACCGTGAGTCTGCCCGGAAGATCGACCTTGCGGTGTGCATGGTTGGGGCGCGAATGCTGCGCCGCATGATCCTCAACTCGCCGAAGCGGGCCAATAAGAAGACTGGCGGCAAGGGACGGGTGGTGGTGCTGCGATGACGGTCTCGATTCCCGAACTGCCGCTGCTGACCCTGTCGGACGACGAGCTCGCGCTGGTCAACATGCTGCGGGCGGACATGCTGCGCGACCGGTACGCGCTGCTGCTCCGGGACGCTTACTTCAACGGCGAGCAGCTGGTGCGGGACCTCGGCATCAGCATTCCTCCGCAACTGAAGGGTCTGCACACGGTCATCGGCTGGCCGCGGGTCGGCGTGGAGAGCTTGGAGGAGCGCCTCGACCTGGAGGCGTTCCGGTGGGCGGACGGCTCGGATTCGTCCGAGCTGGCGGAGATCGCGGACGCCAACGACCTGTTCGACGAGTCGAGCCTGGCCCATCTGGATGCTCTGGTGTACGGGCGGGAGTATCTGGCGGTCGGGTCGGGGGACTGCGGTACGGACGACTGCCCGCCGCTGATCTCGGCGGAGTCGCCGCTGGACATGACGGTGATGTGGGATGCCCGCATCCGGATGAGCACGGCGGCGCTGCGCGAGTGCGCGGCGGACACGTTCGTGGAGTCGGGCCCTGAGGAGCGGATGCTGGTCCTGTATCTGCCGGATCAGACGGTGATGGCGATGCCGACCGCGTCTGGCGGCTGGGAGGTCGTCGACCGCGACATGCACAACCTGGGCGTGGTGCCGGTCGTGCGGATGGCGAACCGGCAGCGCACCGCGGACCGGATTGGCCGTTCGGAGATCACCCCAGAGGTCATGTCGATCACGGATGCGGCGTGCCGGCGGCTGATGGGCATGGAGGTGGCGGCGGAGTTCTTTGGTGCCCCGCAGCGCTACATTCTCGGCGCGTCGGAGTCCGCCTTCCAGGACGCCGAGGGCAATCCGCTGGATGCGTGGTCGACGTACATCGGCCGCATGCTGGGGCTCGAGCGGGACGAGAACGGCGACATCCCGACGGTGGGCCAGTTCCCGGCGCATGACCCTTCCGGCATGACGAAGATCATCGACTTGTATGCGCGGATCATGTCGTCGCAGTTCGGCCTGCCGCCGCATATGCTCGGCTACACCACCGACAACCCTGCTTCCGCGGATGCGATCCGGTCGACCGAGGCGAAGCTGGTGAAGCGCTCCGAGCGGCGCATCCGCCGGTTCGGTGCCGCCTGGCAGCAGGCGATGCGCCTGGCGCTGTGGGTGAGGGACGGTGAGCCGCCGGACAAGACGCGGCGTATCGAGACGGTGTGGCGGAACCCTGCGACCCCGACGGTGGCAGCCCAGGTGGACGCCACGGTGAAGCTCGTCCAGGCCGGTGTGCTGCCCGCCGACTCTGACGTCACGCTCGAGATGGCCGGCTTCACGGAGATGCAACGCCAGCGGATTGCGGCCGACCGGAGGCGAAGCGCTGGCCGCGCCGGGAGTTCCGCTCTGATGGATCGCCTCGCCGAGATCGGCGCGGGCGGCAGCACGGCGAGCACGGAGCCGTCGGAGGCCGACGTTGGCGTCGACAACCTCGGATAGCGGCGCGAGCGTGGCCCGTTGGCGGCAGGCGCAGGTCGGATTGACGACGCTGCTTCTGCGGGACCTGCGAGGGTTGCGGCGGCTCATTGACCCGGCGCGGCTGCAGGCCACGGTGCCGACGTGGATTGAGGCCGTGGCGACGGTCGTGGCCCGCTACTCGGAGATGGCCGCGACCCTGGCCGCGGACTTCTACGACGGCGAACGGGACGCCGCCGGCGTGGCCGGGGTGTTCACCGTGCCGTTGGCGGATGCGCCGCCGGACGACCAGATATCGAATTCGCTGCGCTGGGCCACGAAGGATCTGTGGCCGCGCAACGAGGCCGACGCCACGGTGGCGCAGCTCGAGCCGTTCGATACGAGGCTTGCAGCGGCGATGACGAAGGCGGACGGCGCCACCCAGAAGCTCATCGCCGACCGAGGCCGCGCGACTGTGCGACAGGCCGTCGCCGCTGACCCGCGAGCCGTGGCTTACGCACGGGCCGCAGCCTTGGGCGCCTGCGCGTTCTGCCGTCTCATGGCTTCAAGGGGGGCAATTTACCGGAATGCCCAGACGGCTGGACGTGAGGCAGACGAGAGATTCTCGGGCGACGCGTCAGTAGTCAAGTTTCATGACAATTGCCACTGTGGAATAGTTCCTGTCTTTCGAGGTCAGCGGTTCGAACTTTCTCCGCATGCCGCAGAGTGGGATCGAATCTATCGCGAACACGCACAGGGGCATCCGGGCGAGCAGTTGACGAGATTTAGGGCTGCTATTGCGGAACTCGATAGCCGTTCCGGTCGTCCTATTTAGTGACAACAAAAGGTGAGCCCCGCGACGCGGGAACGTCCGGGGCTCTGGTCGGCTAACAGGAGCCAACATGCCCCACCGTAGACGACGCCCACACAAGCTGTACATGTGCGCATGGTGCCACCAGCGCAAGGAGATCGAGGAGATGCGCCACCCAGGCATAGCCAAGGGGAAGGCGCCCTCAACATGCCGCCCTTGCAGGGACGCACATCTCGACGAGAGTTGGTGCGATCTGCACGGGGCGGCCCACTCGATCGACCGCTTCACGCCGTATCCCGGAGATCGCCCGGGAGTATTCCCGTACTGCAAGGATGCGGCAGCGCTGATGGCAGCCCGTCGTCGCGGCAAAGAACCTCGGGAATGTCTTTCGTGCGGCATAGAGCAGGAATCCTGGTTCTTTCGTGGCGGTCGCTTCAAGTCACCTACGTGCCGGTCATGCGAGAGTCGCAACGTTGGTGCGAGGTGGTGCGTCGACTGCCGAGCGTGGCTGCCGGAAGCTGTATTCAATCGGACCGGCGTTGACGGGAAGTTCTGGACCGTTAGATGTAGGCCCTGCAAGACTGCAGCCGCGCATGGCACGACTGTCGCTGAAATTCTGCGCATACAGGGCTCCGTGCAGCCTGAGTGTGCCGCCTGTGGCGCCATGGACAACCTGAAGATCGATCATGATCACGCCTGCTGTCCCACGGCTGCCTCCTCTGGTTGCTGTATCCGCGGCTACCTCTGCCATGAGTGCAACACGGCCGAGGGCCTCCTCAAGACAGTGGAGCGCGTGGTGGCGCTCGCTGCATACATGGAGAAGATCGCTTGCAGTGAGGGCGCTTCCAAGCGGGCGGCCATCGCCTAACTGACAGACGGACGCTAGAGCGCCCGTTAGGACCGAACCGGGACCTGGCGGGCGCTTTGCGTTGCCCCACCCGAGGTCGCCCTGGTGGCGGCCTTTCTCATTTCCACACTCTCGGCCGCCCTGGTGGCGGCCCGTTCCGCCCCCGGAGGGCTCGTTCATGTCTGAAGAGATCACCACTCCTGAAGCGCCGCAACCCGAGGTCGAAACGCCGGAGTTGGAAACGCCGACGGCGCCAACATCCGACGTGAAGCCCGAGGGGGCTCCGAAGGCTTCCGAAGAGAAGCTGGGGCCGCTTGACGCTTTGCTGTCCACGCTCGACGACGACGTGAAGCTGGCGCTGCTCAACGAGGGCGGCAAGAAGGCGCTCCTCGCGGAGCGGGAGGCGGCCAAGGCTGCCCGCCGTGACCGTGACGCTGCCCTGACCAAGGTGCAGGAGTACGAGCGGGCCCAGCTCACGGAGCAGGAGAGGCTCACCGCCGATCTGGGTGACGCCCAGAAGCAAGCGCAGGAGTTTCGCCGCCGTGCCGTTCGGTCCGAGGTTCGCGCCCTGGCTGCGACCTCGTTCGCAGATCCGGACGATGCGGCTGGCGCGCTCGATCTCGACGACTTCGTCAACGACTCGGGAGACATCGACGAGCAGGCCATCAGGTCTGCTCTCGACAGCCTCTTGGAGCGCAAGCCGCACTGGGCGAAGACCCAGCCCCCGGAGGGCCCGCGGCGTCCCGCACCGGATCGCACTCAGGCGTCCGGCGCCAACAAGCAACGGTCCCTCGACCCGGCTGACGAGTTCGCCGGGTTCATCAAGGCGCGGCTGAAGTAGCCGCTGAAAGAGGTTTCCCATGGTGGCTACGGCCCCGCTCAAGCTGTCCGATGTCAATGCGTCACTGCTGCCGCGCACGATCACGGCGCCGATCTTCGAGAAGTCCGTCGAGCAGTCGGCGATCATGACGCTGGCCCGGCGGGCTCCGCTGGCGATCGACGCGACGACGTCGGTGCCGATCCCGATGGATGTGCCGACCGCCGACTGGGTCGGGCAGGCCGCGAAGAAGCCCCTGTCGACCGGCGGCGTCGACGTCAAGCAGATGACGGCGAAGAAGCTCGCCGTCCTCATCCCGGTCGCCGAAGAGGTCGTCATGACCAACGCCGGCGGCCTGTGGACCCAGCTGCAGACGGACCTGCCGACGGCGTTCGCGCGGGCTTTCGACCACGCGGCGATCCACGGCAAGACCATGAAGGGCGCCACCGGCCCGTTCGACGACTACCTGGCGATGACGACCAACTCGGTCGCGCTGGGAACGGCCACGCAGGCGAACGGCGGCATCTGGGCCGACCTCGTGACCGGCATGGAAGAGGTCATCGACGACGACTGGGACTACACCGGCACCATCGCGGACCACCGTCTGAAGCCGAAGCTGCTTCTGGCGACGGACACGACGGGCCGGCCGATCCTGGTCGACACGCAGACTCCGGGTACGGACATGGCGGCGGCCGGCACGCTGATCGGTGAGCCGCTGGCGTACTCGCGGAGCGTGTCGGGCAAGCAGCGCCGCCAGTCGGCGTCGACGGACACGGGTCTGCGGGCGATCGGCGGTGACTTTTCCCAGGCGGCATTCGGCGTGGGAATGGACATCACCGTGCGGATCTCCAAGGAGGCCACGTACATCGACGAGGACGGCGGCGTGCACTCGGCGTTCCAGGAGAACCTGGTGCTGCTGCTGGCGGAGGCGTTCTACGGCTACGTGCAGGGCGACGCGGACGCGTTCGTCAAGTACACCGGCACCCCTTCGGGTTCCTGATGGCGACGGCTGTCCCGGCTTCCGCGCCGGGCGGGGCAGCCAAGCCCCTGCAGATCGTCGCCAGGGTTCACGCGATGCCACCGGAGCACAATGCTGGCGCTGAGCACATGCTCGTGTCGATGCTGCGGCCTTTGGCGGAGCGTGGGCACGACGTGTCCGTGTGGCTGTCCCGCTACGGCAAGGCCCACAAGGTGTACGACTACCGCGGCATCCGGGTGGTGCCGCTGGAGGCCCGCCTGGACTTTCCGACGGCTGTACGTCAGGCGAATGTGCTGGTGGCGCATCTGGAAACGGTGCCGTCGACGGCGTCGCTGGCCCGCGGATACGGCAAGCCGCTGGCGGTCGTCTGCCACAACACGCACCGGCCCACGTTCCGGGACATGGCCGCTGGCGGCACAGCGCTGGCGGTGTACAACTCGCAGTGGATGGAGCGGGAGGCGGAGCTGTTCTTCGCCGAGTACCCGAAGGCCATCCGGCCCGCGCAGTCGATGATTGTGCGCCCGCCGGTGTTCGCCGACGAGTACGCCACCAAGCCCGGCACGGCGGTCACGCTGGTCAACTGCAATCCGGAGAAGGGCGGCAAGGTGCTGAAGGCCCTTGCCGAACGGATGCCGGATCAGCAGTTCCTCGCCGTGCGCGGCGCCTACGGCGAGCAGATTCTTCCGGATCTGCCGAATGTCGAGGTCATAGAGCACGTCCGTGGCGAGGACATGCGGGAGAAGGTGTACGGCCGCACGAAGGTGCTGCTCATGCCGTCTTCCTACGAGTCGTGGGGCCGGGCCGGGGTTGAGGCGCTCGCCAGCGGCATCCCGGTCGTGGCTCACCCCACCCCAGGGCTGTGCGAGTCGCTCGGCGAGGCCGGCATCTTCGCCGACCGGGAAGACGTGGCCGGCTACGAGGCGGTGCTGCGGAAGCTGCTGACGGCGGCGGAATACCGGCTGGCGTCGAAGCGGGCGAAGGCCCGAAGTGCCGAACTGGACCCGGCCGAGGACTTGAATGCCTGGTGCCGGGCTGTGGAGGGCTTGAAGGGATAGGAGGCCGGGCAGTGGCGTTCATTCCGCCGACCGTGGAACAGCTCGGTCTCTACCTGGGGCTGGACGAGATCGACGGTGACCGTGCAGACCTGCTGATCAATACGGCGATCTCGCTGTGCCAGACCATCGTGAAGCCGCTCCCCGAGGGTGCTGAGGCGGTGGTGCTGTCGGTGGCGGGCCGCGCCTACGTGAACCCGCAGCAGGTGTCCTACGAGACGATCGGCCCGATGTCGGTGCAGCGCCCGGCGGGTTCGGGCGGCCTGTATCTGACAAAGGCTGACAAGAGCGCCTTGAAGTCGCTGGCCGGACGAGGCGGGGCGTTCACGGTGGATCCGACACCAGTGACGGCGGATCCGTCGCCGACGTGGCCGCTTGATGATGTTCTCGGCTTCCCGGAGGAGTACGAGCCGGGCTGGGGTCCTCTCTGATGGCGGGCCCGTACCCGTTCGGGGAGACCGTTCGCGTGGTGCGCACCGGGGAGTCTCCTGGCCGTGATCCGCGCGGCCAGCCGCTTCCCGGCCCGGACGAGTCGTTCGACCTGAAGGGGTGCGCGGTGACGCCGCGCGCGGAGACACCGCAGGTGGGCGGCTCGGAGCAGCAGGGCCGCGACACTGTCATCGTCGGCTGGAACGTGTACGTGCCGGCGGACCAGCCGACGGGTGCACGGTTGCCGTTGCGCACCACGGATCAGGTGATGGTGCGGGGCGTGAAGTGCGACATCACGGGCGAGCCCGGCGACTGGGGGCGTTCCCCGTTCACCGGGACGCGCGGCGTGATCCAGTTCGCTGCGGACCGTGTTACGGGCTAGGTGCGAGCTTGCTCGATGGCGGCAACGAGCTTCTCGGCTGCGTCGTTCGATCTGCGCGGGATGGACAGGCTGTGCGGGTCCTCGTAGGGAGGCCGGCCGCCCTGGGCGAGGCCTTTCCGTTCTCCTGCCGCACTGCTGCCGGGCAGTACGAACTGCACGTAGCCGTGGAAGAGGCGGCTGCCGGGCTTGAAGCGGGTGCCGGTGATGTCGGCGGCGCGAAGCCGCACGGGCGCAGGCCGGGCCCCTATCGTCGTCTTCGTGATAGTCACCCATTCCCCGTCGAAGCTGATCGTGCCGAGCACGCCCTTCACCCGAATGTCCATGTCCGCCCCCTAGTGAGTTGTTGGAGGTGGCTATGGCAGCACGGTTCAAGATGAACCGCAAAGGTGTCGGCGAGATGCTGCGCATGCCGGGCATGCAGGCGGAGATGCTGCGCCGAGCCGAAATCATCAAGGGCGTCGCTGTGGCGCTGTCTCCGGTCGACCAGTCGAGCCCGGACCCTGGGCATTACAAGGCGTCGTGGTCGACGGACAGCACTGCCCGTGGCGGCCGCCGCCGCGACCGCGCGGTCGGATACGTCCGCAACAGCGCCTACTACGCCCGCTGGGTGGAGTACGGCACTGAGAAGGTTCCCGCGCACCATGTGCTGCTGCGGGCAGCTCAGTTGGGCGGGCGGAACCAGTGACCGCGCTCGTCGACATCGAGCTGGAGCTCATCACCCGCGGCACCACCCGGTTCCCGGATGCGGTCGTGCGGGACGAGCTCGACAACAACCTCGCCAACGAGCTGCCGACCATTCAGATTCAGCAGATCCCGGGCGGCGACGACGACGGACTGCGGCTGGCGCGGCTGCTCGTCGACATCGACGTGTACGCGACTTCCAGGGCTGATGCCATCACCTTGGCCCGGGACGTGCACGCCTGGGTGACCGGCGAGCTGCGCGGTTCGACCGGCGCCAGCATCGTCATCGGCCGCACTGCAGCCCTGGCCCTGCCCGCACCCAGGCCCTACGAGAACACTGCCCTGCGCCGTGTCGGCGCCACCTACGAGTTCTTCTGCCATCCGGTCTCCTGACCGGCTTATGGGCCCGCGCCGGTCCCTGTTTCCCCTTTGACCCCGCCGCCGTGCGGGGTTTTCGCATGTTTGGAGACCTCATGGTCAACATCACTCGCGCGGCGGATCTGACCGTCATTGGCGCGAATGGCGGTGGTTTCGTGGCGGCGACTGGTGCGACGGCGCCAACGTCGCCGCTGGATCAGCCTGTCGCTCCGTGGGAGCCGCTGGGCGCGATCTCGGACGACGGGCTCGTGTACGGCTTCGACGAGGACAGCCAGGAGTTCACTCCGTGGGGTCTGACGTCGCCGTTCCGCACGCAGATCACCAAGAGTGTGCGCACGTTCAAGGTGACGCTGTGGGAGACGGCCCGCGTCGCCGTCCAGTCGATCATGTACCGGATTCCGTCCGGTGACCTCACCCCCGACGGGGTCAGCGGCCTCACCTCGTTCGCGGAGACCGCGAGCCCGGTACCGGACCGGCGTGCCTGGTGGTTCGTCGTCGTCGACGGAGACACGGCCCGCGGCTTCTACGTGCCGCAGGGCGAGGTCTCCGACCGCTCCGACGTCACGTTCAAGCAGGACGAGATGTCCGGCTACGAGGTGACGATCACCGCCTACCCGGACGACGCGGGCAACACCGTGTACCACACGGACAAGCTGCCGGCGACGCCCGCCTACTCCGGGTCCTGAGACGGGTGGACGGGCCGCCACCCTGGCGCGGGCCCGGCCCGTCCACCTTTCATTTCAGCCCGCGCCATGGAAAAGAAGGAGGCCCGCGCCGTGGCCAACACGCGTAGCAGCACAGGGAAGACCACGGCGGCTCGCGCCGCATCACGTCCGGCAGCGTCTCGCCGGACGGCCGCACCGGTCGAGGTCGAGGACGTTGAGCTTCCGCCCGCCCAGGCTCAGGAGATCGAAGCGGAGGGCCGCCATGTGACGGCGCCGCTGTGCGGCGAGGAGCTGCAGATCATTCCGCCGGGGGCGTGGCGGCAGTCGTGGCAGCGGCTGCTGAACCAGGGGCAGATCGACGCGTTCGCCGAGCTCGTCATCCATCCGGACGACCTGGACTTGTACTTCGAACTGGATCCGACGAACGAGGAGTTCGGCGATTTCGTGGGCGAGGCGGCCCGGGCGGCGGGTGAGCCGCTGGGAAACTCGCGTGGACCCGCTCCGTCGTCGAGGCGCACGCGGAGGCGGTAGAGGCCGACCTGCTGCGCTACTACCAGGGCGTTGACCTGCTGGATGTGTACCGCGGGGAGATGTCGTGGCGGCGGCTGAGGGTCCTGGTGCAGCATCTGCCGCCGGAGTCGGCGACGTGGACGGCTCTGCGCAACGCCATGCCCGAGGAGGAGTTGGCGAAGCAGGCCGACAAGGGCGAACCGGAGAAGGGGCGCTGGTCGCAGCTGGAGCAGCTGATGGCCGCGAACATCGACGTGTCGCGCCGGATCGAGCATGTGCTGATCTGCGCGAACTCGAAGGGGCGCCGCCCTGAAGCCCCGAAGCCGGTCCGCCGTCCGGGTGCACGGCCGCCGCGTCCGAAGTCGCAACTGTCTGAGGCGGGCGCCAACTTCCTGTTCGAGTTGACAAGGGATCGCGCCGCATAAGGCGCCGGGAGGAGGCTCCCGGTGCCTGCCATTTCTGTCGGCTCGGTCGAAGTCGATGTCGTCCCCAACGCGCAAGGCATCGACGCTCGTTTGCGGGCGGCGCTGGTTCCTCCGGCGTCGCAGATCGGTGACGAGGTCGGGCGGATCATCGGCCGGCAGATCGCCGCGCAGATGGCGCCGGCGATCCGGGACGGCATCAACAACGGCGCCCGGGCGGCTCGTCCGGCGGCGACGAGGCAGGGCGATGAGACGGCGGGCGCGTTCTCCCGGGCGTTGAAGGCCCGGCTGGAGGCGGCGTTCCGGTCGCTGCCGAAGGCGGATGTGCGCCTGTCCGACACGGGCTTCGACGCGGACATGGCCCGTCTGCGGGCCCGCCTGGAATCCCTGTCGGGGAAGCGGATCGGTATCGACGTTGATGCCGGGACCGCGCTGGCGGAGATCACCGACATTGAGGCGCGGCTGAAGCGTCTGGGTGCGGAGCATCCGAACGTGCAGGTCCGCGCGGACACGGCTCGTGCTCTGGCGGAGCTTGCCGCTCTGCGCGCCGAGGTGGATGCCGTCGATGGGAAGAACGTCGACGTCGACGCCAGCAGTGCGACGGCCAGCATCAACGGCCTGGTGTTCGCCGCGCTGGCGCTGGGCCCGGCGCTGATCCCGGTGCTGCCGGTGATCGCAGCCGGTTTGGGCGCGGTGGCTGCCGCGGGCACGGCTGCCGCGGCCGGTATCGGCTCGGTGGCTTTGGTGGCGGTGCCTGCGTTCAAGCAGATCGGCGCGGTGCTGCAGGCGCAGAAGGCCGCCCAGGATGCGGCGACGAACTCCACGCTTCGTGGCGGTCAGGCGAACTCGCAGGGCGCCTCTCAGGCCCTGCAGATGGCTGGGGCTCAGCAGGCGCTGGCGACGGCCCGCCGGAACGCCGCCCGGCAGATCGCGGATGCCGAGCGCGGTGTGGGCGACGCGGTGCGGCAGGCGGCACAGGCGAACGCGCAGGCCGCAGCACAGGTGAAGCAGGCCCGGCAGTCGCTGGCGGACGCGTATGCGCAGGCCGCGGACCGCATGGAGCAGGCGAACGAGCAGGTCACCCAGGCCGAGCGGGATCTGGCGACTGCACAGAAGGGCGCCCGGCAGGCGCAGCTGGATCTGACGGCCGCCCGCGCGGAGGCGTCGCGGCAGCTGCAGGACATGAACAACCAGCTCACCGACTCCAGGCTCAGTGAGCGGGACGCTGAGATCGCCCTCAAGGAGGCGGCGGCGCAGCGCAATGCGGTCCTGGACAACCCGAACGCGTCGGCCCTGGACAAGCAGAAGGCGATCCTTCAGTACGACGAGGCGGTGCAGCGGCTGAAGGAGCAGCGTCTGGAGACGCAGCGCCTGCAGTCGGACACGGCGAAGGCGAACAAGGCCGGCGTCGACGGCTCCGACACCGTCAAGTCTGCGCAGGAGCGGCTTGCTGCCGCCCAGCAGGATGTGGTCGACAAGACGACTGCGTTGAAGAAGGCCCAGGACAACGTCGCGAAGACGCAGATCCAGAACACGCGGGCGATCGCGGATGCGCAGGAGAAGCTGTCTGAGGCGCAGAAGAACGTTGCGGAGACGCAGCGGTCCGGGGCGGAGAGTATTGCCCGCGCTCAGGAGCGTGTGGTGCAGGCCCAGCAGTCGGGCGCGGATTCGATTGCGTCGGCTCAGCGGCAGATTGCCTCCGCGTCGCTCTCGGCGGCCGGGGGCGTCGATCAGGCTGCCATCGCGCAGGCCAAATATCAGGCGGCGCTGGCGAAGCTGACGCCGGCCGCCCGGGACACCCTGAACGCGTTCGTGAGTCTGAGGACTGCGTTCGGGGCATGGTCGCGCAGCCTGCAGCCCGCCGTCATGCCGATCTTCACGCGGGCGCTGGTCAGTTTGCGGAACACGCTGCCGACGCTGACACCGTTCGTTCTCGGCGCCGCGGGCGCCATCAAGACATTGCAGGACCGTGCGTCGACGTCGCTGAAGTCACCGTTCTGGCAGGGCTTCAAGCAGGACCTGCAGACCAATGTGCGGCCCGCGATCATCGGCCTGGGTGTCGCCTTCGGCAACGTCATCAAGGGGATGGCGGGCGTCGTCGACGCCTTCCTCCCGCACATGAACGGCATCTCGTCGAACCTGCAGCGCATCACGGGCCGCTTCGCGAACTGGGGCGCCAACCTGAAGGGCAGCCCCGAGTTCGAGAACTTCCTGTCGTTCGTGTCCGATCACGGGCCGATCCTCGCGCAGGCTCTGGGTGACATCGGCGGCGCGTTTCTGAGGGTAAGCGAGGCGTTGTCGCCGTTGTCGGGGCCGTTCCTGCAGCTGCTCGGCGGCCTGGCGAACGTGATCGGCACCATCGCCGAGCAGGCACCGTGGTTCATCCAGCTGATCTACGGGATCATCCTGGCGACGAAGCTGTGGACGCTCGCCCAGATCGCCTTCAACTTCGTCATGAACGCGAACCCGCTGGTCCGTATCGGGCTGGCGATCCTCGCCCTGGTCGCCTTCGTCATCTACGCCTACAACCGCTGGGGCTGGTTCCGCACCGCCGTGCAGACGGCGTGGGCAGCAATCCAGACGGCGGCCCTGTTTGCGTGGAACAACATCCTCAAGCCCGTCTTCGGTGCCCTCGTCCTGGCCGTGCAGACGGTCGGCCGGTGGGCGATGTGGCTGTGGACGAACGCGATCCGCCCCGCCTGGAATGCGATCTCACTGGCGGCCCGGATCCTGCTGACAGCGATCGTCGTGATCGTGATCCTGCCGATCATCGCCGCGATCAAGATTCTGGGCGCGATCGGCATGTGGCTGTGGACGCACGCCCTGCGGCCCGCATTCCAGGGCATCGCCGCGGTCGCCCGCTGGCTGTGGACGACCGTGTTCCGGCCCGTGTTCCAGCAGATCGGCGACAAGGCGAAGTGGCTGTACAACAACGCCATCAAGCCGACCTGGAACGCGATCGTCACCGTGTCCCGGTGGCTGTGGAACACCGTCCTCAAGCCGCTGCTGAAGGCGTTCTGGCAGGGCCTGCAGACACTCGGCGGCTGGGCAAAGTGGCTGTACAGCAAGGCCATCAAGCCCGCCTGGGACGCGATCGTGTCGGTGGGCAGGTCCGCGTGGAAGGTCGGCATCAAACCGATCTTCGACAAGTTCAAGGACATCGTCCACAGCCTCAAGTCCGCCTTCGACACCGCGGTCAGCGGCATCAAGAAGGCCTGGGACAAGATCAAGTCGGTGTCGAAAGCGCCTGTCCAGTTCGTCGTCGACACCGTTTACAACCACGGCATCGTCGGCGTGTGGAACAAGGTAGCGGGCGCCTTCGGCGCGCCGAAACTGAAGAGCTACAAGTTCGCGACCGGCGGCATCCTGCCCGGCTACACCCCAGGCCGGGATGTGCATCTGGCTGCCCTGTCCGGCGGCGAGGCCGTCATGCGCCCGGAGTGGACGCGCGCGGTCGGCCCCGGCTACATCAACTCGATGAACGCGGCAGCCCGCGGCGGCGGCGTCACCGGCGTGCAGCGGGCCCTCGGCCTGCCCGCGTTCAAGGACGGCGGCATCTTCGGCTGGATCGGCAAGGGCCTCAACAAGGTGGCCGGTGTCGGATCGAAGGCCTGGAACACCGTCAAGAAGGGCGCCTCGTGGCTCAAGGACACGCTGGAGGCGTCTGCCCGGGCCGGCGTGAAGAGGGTCGTCAACCCGCTGCTCAGCCGGATCCCGGGTCTCAACACCGGGTTCGGGAAGATGGTCAAGCGTATTCCGCAGAAGATCGTCGATGCGATCTTCGGGTTCGCCAAGAAGGCCGACGGCAAGGGCGGCGCCGGTGGCGGTTCGATCGGCGGAAAGATCCCGCAGGGGCAACGGCTGGCGATCATCAATCAGGCGCTGGCAGCGGCGCATGTGCCTCCGCCGGGCGCGCTCGCCCAGTGGCAGGCCGGACTGAACACCCTCATCACCCGAGAGTCCGGCTGGAACGCGTCGGCGATCAACCGGTGGGACTCCAACGCCAAGGCCGGACACCCCTCCCAGGGTCTGGCGCAGACGATCCCCGGCACGTTCAACGCCTACGTGCCCAAGTCACTGAAGAGCCGCGGCATCCTGGACCCCGTCGCGAACGTGGCGGCGGCGATCCGCTACATCGTCTCCCGCTACGGCAACATCACCCGCGTCCAGCAGGCCAACGCCACCAAGCCCCCCGCCGGCTACGACTCGGGCGGCTTCCTGCAGCCAGGCATGAACCTCGCCTTCAACGGCACAGGACGGCCCGAGCCGGTGCTGACGACTGCGCAGTGGAACGCCATCCAGGGCGCATCGGTGCGTGGCGGCGACGGCGCGTCGGCTCCGGCCCGTTTCGAGGGCGATCTGTACCTCGACTCCGGGGAGTTCCTCGGCAAGGTCCGCGGCGAAGCTGCCGCAGTCATGCACGAGGGCCAGCAGGAGCTCATCTCCGTCATCCGCGCCAGCTGAGAAGGGGGCTTTCCTGCATGACGATTCCCGGGAATCTCCTGTCGGCGACGACCGAATCCATCGACCCGAACACCTCGGGCTGGACGTCCAAGCTGAACTGCACGATCGGCAAGGGCATCAACGGCCGCAACGGCGACGGATGCCTGGCGGTCAAGTCGGTGACGGCGGGGGAGATACAGGCCCGCACCGTCTCCTCCTACCCGATCACGGCAGGCACCGTCTACTACTGCTTCTCCGACACGGCGGGGGCGACGTCCACGGGGGAGCGGATCGGGATCCGCTGGCTGAACGCCTCCGGCACCGAACTGGCGGTCACCTGGTCGCTGTCAACGATGTCCGCATCCGGTGGCTGGCATCGGGTGTCGGTGGCCGGGCAGGCCCCGTCGGGCGCCACGCTGGCACAGGTCCTGCTGAGCAGCACGGAGACCGGGGCAAACATCTCCCACTTCTGGGAGAACGTCTACCTGGGCCTGCCGCTGCGGGTGCTGGGCAACCTGCTGCCCTTCAACACCGAATCGACCGAGGTCGACGCTTCGGGGTGGGCGGCCGTCGTCAACGCCACCGTCAGCCGTCAAGTGCCCGTCATGAACTGGGCGGTCGACAACTATCTGGCGGGCGGGCACACGCTGGCGATGACCGCCGTCGCCGCCGGTAACGCGAGCGTGCTGGCCGTGGACCGGCCCGCAGCCGTACCAGGCGTCGAATACCTCGCCTACGCCTACCTGCAGCCGCCGGTGCTCACCTCGCAGGCATGGATCGAGCTGCGGTTCTTCGACACCAACGGCAACCAGGTCGGCGCACAGCGGTCCATGCTGGCGCCGCCGGCGACGACGGGCATGTACCGGCAGCGGGCCTCCATGGTCGCCCCGGCGAACGCCGCGACCTGCTCGGTCGCCGCAGGCCTGGACTCGGCGTCGGCCGGGCAGGTGCTGCGCCTGGAGACCGTCGTCGTGACGGTGGCGCCGCAACTGCAGGCCGGGTCGGTGATGCCGTATGCCGACACCTCGTTCGAGCAGGGCATCGCCGGATGGTCGACCGCATCCGGGGTGGCCACGCTCGCCCGCACCACGCCGTGGGGCGCTTCCGCGTTCGACGGCGCCTATGCGCTGGCCGTCACGTCGTCGACGGCCACCGCCTCCACGGTCCGCTCGGCGAAGTTCCCCGTCACCGAGGGCGAAAACTGGCGGGCGCAGATCCTCGCCCACCCGGCGGCAGGCTCCTGGTCGTCGGTGCGGGTGCGAGTGCACTGGTACGACGCGGGCGGCGGGGACCTGGGCACGTCGACGGGCAACGATTATGCGGTGCCCGGCTCCAGCTGGTATGTGCTGCCGTCGGATGCGATTGCCCCGGCGGGCGCCACACAGGCGGCAGTCGAGATCGTGGCGACGGCGTCGGCGGTCTCGAGCGTGCTGCACGTCGACCAGGTCACCCTGTGGCAGGTGCTGCCACTCACGCAGGTGGAGGCGGTCGACGACGGCGGGTACGTCAAGCTGACGCTGCGGGATCTGGTCCTGGACTACGAGCTGTCGGTGTCGCGGGTGCAGCCGGACGGTTCCCGCGTCCTGGTGCGGGGCACGTCGGGGCTGATCGACCGGCAGGTCATCACCTCCGACCTCATGGTCATCGAGGATCATGAGGTGCCGCTGAACGTGCCGGTCTCCTACCTGATCGAGCAGTACCCGCCCGGCTCCCTCACCGCCGGCGGACGGGTCAGTGACTCGGTGACGGTGACCCTCGCCGACATCAACCTGGCGTGGCTGAAGGATCCGTCGAACCCGCAGCGCAGCCTGAAGGTGATGGTGGCGAAGGCGCCGGACTGGAACCGGCCCATCGACCAGGCGAGTTTCGTCATCCGGGGGCGCCGCAACAAGGTCACCCTGTCCGGGAAACGGCAGGGCCTCGAGGGGGACCTTGCTGTCGTCACACGATCCGACCAGGAGCGCAAGTCTCTGCACCTGCTGCTCGACTCGGGAAACGTGCTGCTGTGGCAGGCCGTGCCCGGCATGGGCGTCGACGACATGTACGTCAACGTCGGCCAGGTACCGGAGGCCCGCTTCGGGCCGCTCGCGCAGGACGTGTGGCGGAACTGGACGCTGCCCCTGATCGAAGCAGACCGCCCGGTCACCGCCGGCGTCAACGGGGCGGCGGGCCGCACCTGCCAGGACCTGGTCACGGAGTTCTCCACCTGCGCGGACCTGGTCGCCACCTACGCGACGTGCGAGGACTTGCTGCTCGATCGGCGGAGGTGACCGCTTGTACCCCGTCTCCGCCCGGTTTCTTCAGCGGCTCGCCGAGGATCACACCCCGGTCACCGAGGTGCTGCTGTTCCTCACCGACGGCCGCGTCATCGAACTGGAGCACACGGGTGGGTCGGTGACAGTGGACCGGGCGCAGGCCATCCGCCGCACCTGCACCGTCACCTTGGCCGACGTGTCGCTGATCCCGCGCACCCCCTCCGATGAGCTCGCCACCTACGGTGCGCGCCTGCGGATCTCCCGCGGCGTAGACTACGGCGACGGCACCCAAGAGCTGGTGCCGCTGGGCGTGTTCCGCCTGGACAGTGCCGACGGCGACATCTCCGAAGGCCCCGTCACCCTGCAGGGCAAGGACCTGTCGGCGATCATCGCCGACGACAAGTTCACCGCCCCCTACCGGGCGACCGGCACCATCGTGGGAGCGATCACCGCACTCATCACGCGGAGCATCCCGGACGCCGAAATCGTCTCCCACATCGCCGACGCGCCGATCGGGTCCCGCACCTTCGACCTCGAAGGGGATCCGTGGGCGGGCGTGCAGGAGATCGCCGCCGCCGGTGGCGCCGAATGCTTCCCCGACGCGGACGGGGTCTTCCAGATCGCCACCCTCCCGGACTTGGCCACGACGCCGCCGGTGTGGGTGATCGAGGCGACGGAAGGCGGCGCCTACATCAAAGCCAGCCGAGGCATGTCCAGCGACGGCGTGAAGAACGGCTGGCAGTCCCGCGGCGAGAACACGGCCGACAACGTCGCGCCTGTTTCCTACCTGGCCACGGACAACGATCCGAACTCGCCCACCTACTGGGGCGGACCGTTCGGGCGCCGTCCCGGGTTCTCCAGTTCGTCCACCCTCATCACGACCGGTCAGTGCCAGCTGGCCGCCACCTTGGCTTTGGCGCAGGCCAAGGCCCCGAACGCTTCCGGTGACATTTCCAGCCTGCCGAACCCGGCCCTGGAACCCGGGGATGTGCTGCGGGTGATGCACGAGGACGGCAGCCGCGAACTCCATCAGGCCGCGGGCTTCACCGTCCCCCTGGATCTGGGCGGCGAGTTCCCCATCTCGACGATCTCCGCGAAGGAGGACTCGTGACCCGCTCCTCCCACGCCATCCAACGCGACCTCGCCGGGGCGTTGAAGGCGCAGGCGAGACGGACGGGGGAGCAGACGCCGGCGGTGCGGGGCGCGGACTGGCGACTTGCCACCGTCACCGCCGTCAACACCGGCGGCACCGTCGACGCAGACGGCATCGAAGACATCCGCCGCCTCGCCTCCTACACGACGCCCACCGTGGGCGACGTCATCGTCATCAGCCAGTCCAGCAGCGGCAACTGGATCACGTTCGGCCCGCTCGCCACCAGCTAGAACAGAAGGGGGCCCGGATGCCCAGCTCTGACGACTACGGGCAGAGCATCGGCCTGTGGTCGATGACGGACGCGCCGTCCATCCCGGACGCGGTCAAGCTCCTCGCGGACGGGGTGATCCCGCGCGGCGTCCTACGGTTCGCATCCGCGTCCGCCCGCGGCGCCGCACTGTCCGGGGCGACCGCACCGGTCAAGGGCATGGTGTCGTTTCTGCAGGACACCAACAGCTTCGAGGTGTATGACGGGGCCGCGTGGTTCACTCCGCAGCCGTCGCTGTCCAGCACCACCAGCGGCCTGTCCGCCGCATCCGGGTTCTCCGTGAACTCCTTCTACGGTTTCCGGCAGGGCCGGGTCACCACCCTCGACATGTACCTGGCCCGGACGGGCGGCAACCTGCCGTTGTCGAGCGGCAACCTGCCCGACGTCGTGTGCTGCACGGTGCCGTCTGCGTGGCGGCCCACCCACGACACCATCAACGGCACGTGGGACAACGGTGTCGTCGGCGGAGGTTTCGTCGTCGGCGTCGACGGCATCTGCACCCTGCGCACCTCCGACGGCACCATCGAATCCGGCACCAACCTGCGCATGCACGTCGTGTTCATCAAAACGACCTGACCAGCGCCACCTCTACCCGCGCCACGACCCCAAGCCTGGGGTCGTTTTTCATGCCCTGGAGGGCTCGTTGACCCGTTTCCGCGGCGGGAAGCTCCCCGCCCAGCCCGCCCGGCCGCAGCTGCGGCTCTCAACTGTTCTGGCCGAGCGCCTGACCGCCCCGCCGGCTTCAGCGGACTGGCAGGACGACCGCATCGTCTGGCCCATGTACGGCAACGCCGACTGGGGGGACTGCGTGTTCGCCGAGATCGGCCACGCCGTCAACCAGCTCACCTACTACGGCACCGGCGCCGAGGTCGAACCGCCTGAGGACGACATCCTCAACGCCTACTCGAAGGTCACCGGCTTCGACCCGAACGCCGGCCCGCCCGGTAGCAACCCCACCGACCAGGGCACCTACATCCAGGACGCGCTGAAGTACTGGCGGAAGACCGGCATCTCCGGGCACAAGATCGTCGCCTACGCCTCGCTCGACGTGGGCAACCTCGACGAGATCCGGCAAGCCATCGCCCTGTTCGGGTCCATCAGCATCGGCATGAACTTCCCCGACAGCGCCATGGACCAGTTCGACACCGGCCAGACCTGGGACGTCGTCAAGGGCGCCCGCATAGAAGGCGGCCACTGCGTCCTGGCCGGCGCCTACGACAAGGACGGCGTCGGCATCGTCACCTGGGGCGCCGAGACCAGGATGACGTGGCGGTTCTGGCAGAAGTACGTCGACGAAGCCTGGGTGTACCTGGACGAAGACGGCCTCACACAGGCCGCCGCCTACTTCACAGGTGCCGCCTCGTTCTACGAACTCGGCCAGCAGTTCGCGGCGCTCACCGGGCAGAAGAACCCGGTCCCGCCGCAGCCCCAGCCGACACCGGTGCCTTCCCCTCCTCCGTCGCCCACTCCTCCTCCGGCTCCTGGACTGGATCCTCACCTGGTTCAGGCGTGGCAGTCGATGAACGAGTGGGCGCACGACAACGGCCTCAACTGAAGGGGCTTCGACCATGACTCTGACCGGCCCGCAGCGCTATCCGGGGGCGTCGACCGCCTACTGGTACGGGGGGAAGTATCCGGGCTCGGCGATGGACTCGAACGTCATCGTCTGGCATACCACCGAAGGAACCTCCCTGCCGTCCTACAGCGGCGGAGCGGAGGCCCCGAACTTCACCGCCAAGCCGGACTTCACGGCGAAACGGCTCGTCTGGTTCCAGCATTTCGACTTCGACCGCTCCTCCCGGGCCCTCGTCAACAAGGCGGGCGGCGTGGAGACGAACACCCTGAATGTGTGCCAGGTGGAGATCGTCGGCACCTGCGACCCGACCAGCCACAAGAGGTGGGGCAGCACCCCGCACCTGTACACGCCGGACCTGCCCGACTGGGTGATCCGGGACCTGGCCGCGTTCGCGAAGTGGGCCCACGACCATCACGGCGTGCCCCTCACCAGCACGGTCACCTTCAAGGCGTACCCGGGCAGCTACGGCGGCGGCAACGGGGTGCGCATGTCCGCCGCCGAGTGGAACGCCTACAACGGCCACTGCGGGCACCAGCACGTCCCCGAAAACGACCACGGCGACCCGGGCGCCTTCCCGATGGCTGCCATCCTCACCGCCGCCAAGGGCGGCACCACCCCGCCCCAGGAGGACGACGACATGCAGCTCAGTGACCAGATCCCGCTCGGCGACTGGGTGCCGCAGGCGTGGCCCGACGACAAGGGCCTCGCGGACAAGAAGCTCGCTGTGGCCACAGCGCTCGGCTCCGGCTACGCCCACGCCCGCCGGGCATCGGAGAACACGACGAAGCTGCTGGCGCAGTTCACCGCACTGCAGGCGACGAACGACAAGCTCGTCGAGACCGTCGCCAAGCTCGCTGCCGGCCTGGGCGACCTCGACCCGGCAGCGATCGTCACCGAGCTGAAGCAGGCCATCGAATCCATCAACATCCACCTCGACGTCCCCGACGCCTGAGCACGAGAAGTGAGACCCGTCATGACCCTTCGCATCTTCGGCCGTGAACCGGCTGTCATCCTGGGCATCGTGTCGGCGGCCCTGTCGCTGCTGGTCACCTTCAACATCGGCCTGTCCACCGAGCAGGCAGGTGCGGTCGTCGCCGTCATCTCCGGCGTGTTCGCAGCGATCAGCGCCGCCCTCACCCGGCCGATCGCCCCGTCCGCATTCACCGGCCTCGTCACCGTCGTCGTCGCACTGCTCGCCGCATTCCACTTCAACGTGGCCCCGGAGACCGTCGGCTCCCTCAACGCACTCGTCGTCGCCGTCCTCGTGTTCATCACCCGCGGCCAGGTCGCACCTGCCTCGCAGCCGGCGAAGCCGTCCAGCGTCTGAACGTAGGAGACGCACGTGCCCGATGAGCCGTCGAATGGTGAGCTCGCTCGCCGCCTAGAGGCCGTACACCAAGACCTCAAGGAGGACTTCCGGGAGCTCGCCAAACGGCTCGACGCCAAAGTCAGCCTGGAGCGGTACGAACTGGAGCGGCGCAACAGGGACGAAGTCCACGTCGCGATGATGGAGCGGATCCAGGCGATCGAAACCTCCCGCACGGAAGAACAGCGGAAGGCGCAAGAGAGCCGACAGAAGGCGGAAGACCAGCGACGGGCAGACCGGCGCCTCATCTTCTCTGCCCTCGTCGTACCCGTACTGCTCGTCCTGCTCCAGGTATATCTCACAGCCAAGGGGGCGGGCACGTGAGGGCTCACACCTCCCGGACCAAGGACCGGCGACGAGCCGACATCTGGTTCGCGCTCGCCGCCGCCGTAGGCATCGCCGCACTCGCCTGGGTCGTCATCACCATGCAGCAGCTCAGCCACGACCTGCGGACCGCCAACGATGCCCGCGACCTGCTGGCGCACCAGGTTCAGCAGCTCGGCGAGAAGCCGGTCGCGGGGCCACCCGGATCGCGCGGTGAACCGGGCCAGTCGGTCACTGGACCCCCTGGGCGGAAGGGCGACACCGGGCCGACCGGTCCGGTCGGGCCCCTCGGACCGATCGGACCCTCCGGGGCGCCAGGAAAGAACGGCATCAACGGAGCCAACGGTGTCGGGCTTCCCGGCGTCTCAGGTAGTGACGGCGCCACCGGACAACAGGGACCCCAGGGTGAATCCGGGGCCACCGGCCCTCAGGGTCCGCAGGGCGACACCGGCCCGGCAGGCCCGCAAGGCGACAAGGGCGATCCGGGGCCGAATTGCCCTGACGGCTACAGTCTTCAGGCGCCGGGCTATGACCCGGACGCTCTGGTCTGCCGGAAGGATGGAGCTCCGCAGCCCTCGCGGAAGAAGAGTGGCGGCCTGCTGTCTCTGGCCCTTGATCCGAGCCGCCGCCAGTACGCCTAGGAGACGCGAATGCCTGAACCGCCTGTCGCCCGCCAGCCGCGCCGTGACACGACTGCCGCCGACGCTGGCAGCCTGGAACGCATGGGCCGCATCGACGAACAACCCATCCCCGCGCCCAGCATCAGCCCGTTCCTCGAACCCGACCTGCCGCCTGAACCACCGGCCGAATGAGAGACGCCCCCGCACCTCTGCCAACCGGCAGGGGAGCGGGGGCGCTTCGTCGTGCTCAGAACTCCAGCTGCTTCTTCACCTCGGCCACGTTCGGGCCGCTGTCCGTGGACGGCATCTCCCAGCGGAACGCTTTCTCCTCGCCGTCGATGTAGATGAGCGTGCCGCCCTTCGTCTGGGCTTCCGTCAGGTCGAAGACCTGCGACCGCCACTGGTAGGCGCCGGGCTGTACGGGGTCGGCGTTGTTGTACTTGTCCATCACGACGTTGAAGGCGTTGCCGCCGCCGACGTCGATCATCTCCCCGTCGGGGGCCATCCACTTCCAGCCCCCGCCGCTGATCGGGGCCGGCTCGTCGGCGGCGACCGCGGTCATCGCCTTGTCCTTCATCGTGACGATGACGAACATTCCGTTCGCGGCGTTCTCCCCGCCGCCTTCCTTCGTGAACACGACCGTGTCCGGCGTGATCTCCAGAACACCCGTGCCGCCATCACCGACCGTCTCCGCCGACGTCCCCAGCGCCATCCCCTTCTCCACCTCGCCGGCCGACGGTTCTCCGCTCGGGGCGGCCTCCGAGCTGGGCACCGTGTCGGGCTTCGACGAGGCGTCGTCGCCGTCACCGCCGCATGCGGTCAGAGCGGCGGCAAGCAGAACAGCCGTGGCAGTAGCAGTGCGAACACGCATGATTCCCCCCAAGGTTGGACTTGCGGAGCACCGTAGACCACCGGCACCCCCGAGATGCCGCACAGCCACAGAGACGTGACAGAACGCCCCCGCCCCCTGCAACAGCGGGGAGTGGGGGGGCTTCGTCGTGGGCGGGTAGGGTCACGACGTGCCCAGCCTGTTAGCCCCAGGCTGGGCACACTCACTCGGCGGTGAGTTCCGCGCAGTAGAGCGCGAACTTGCTGCTGTAGTCGGAGTGTCCGACTGCCATCCGTTCGACGCGAACGATGTCCTCGACCGGGACAGGCGGCAAGTTACGTTCGGCACGGATCTCGTTGACGGTCTCATGCATGCGGGCCCGCTCGTAGGCCGCCCACTCACACTCGGGTCCATCCGGGCCGTCGACGAGGTCGGGGCGCTGGTCGCGCTGCTCCTGCGCGACGGCCAGCGTGGCGCGCAGCACGTCGGTGGCCGCCCTGAGCGGAGTCATCCCTGCACCTCCTCAGCGTGCATGGTCTCGAAGTGCCACCAGCGGCCATCCTCCCACTGCATGACCTTCGCAGTGTCCGCACCGGAGCCGAGGGCCGTCCGCACGTGCTCGAAGGCCTTGGCCTCGTTGGTGTGGTCGACCTCGGCGAGGTGGATCCCGTTCTGGGTCAGGATCACGCGCCACGGCTTGCGGGGCTTCGTCTGCATGCTCAACTCTCCTTGTCTTGGTGATGCTTGCGGGTGTGGTTGGTGACGGACGCGGGGGCGCCGACGTAGCCGCAGCCACGCGGGCACTTCTCCCAGCGTCCCTCAGTGACGGCCGCTTCCGTCACCGACTTGTCCGGCCCAAAGCCGTGCTCGGCGAGCAGGCGCGGCACGGACGCCTCGTAGCGGACCGCCATGAGCGCGGCCTCGGCGACCTTGTCGTGGCCCTGGGCGAAGAACTTCCCCAACGTGATCTCACGGCCGCAGCCGCACCAGCAGAAGCCGTTCGGGAGGAGACGGTCGCTCACTTGCCCTCCAGCAGGGCGCCGATCGCGGCCACGACGTCGGACACGGCCTGGTTGTACGCCTCGTCCTCCGGGGTGCCGGTCTGGTCGTGCAGGTACTCGCCGCGGGCGGCCTCGATCGCCTCGTTGAGGACGTCGCGGCGGTGCTGGGGGAGCAGGCCGGCGGCCACACACTCGACGACAGCGTCGTGCGTCAGGGGCGCCAAGTGGTAGTGGGTTCCTTGCAGGGGCGCGAGGGCTTCACGGACCCGCCCCTGGAGTTCGGCACTCTGCGTCTCGGTGTTCGTCATGAACCCAAGGTAGCAAGTCAAGGCTTGCAGTCAAGGGAGAACGACAAGACTCGTACTCACGCGCAGGTCGCGGCACCGCATGTGACTGTTCATCAATCGGTCGAGACGTGAACCTGAACCGCGATCTTGGTCAACTCGACGTTCAGCAAGTCGAGTTGTTCAGGAACTCGTTCATCAACCTGGTAGTGTTCAGAATGCCAACCGACACGTTTGATGAACGAAAGGGGATATGGATGGCCCTAGTTGGCCTCGTCCGCGTCAGCACCGACAAGCAGAACGTCCAGCGGCAGCACGACGCGCTCGACCCGATCTGCCTCAAGGTCTTCGAGGAAAAGATCAGCGGCAAGCTCACGGCCGAAGAACGCCCCGCCCTCACCGCCGCCATCGAGTACCTCCGTGAAGGCGACATGCTCTGCGTGCAAGAGGTCGACCGCCTCGGCCGCAATCTCCTCGAAGGGCTGATCGTCCTCAACGACCTCTTTGAACGCGGCATCTCCGTCAAGGTGCTCGAAGGCATCGCAGCCGGCGAGCACAAAGAGCGCTCCTTGATCCTCGACCTCGCGCTCGCCCTCGCCGAAGACCGACGTCGCGACATCGTCAAGAAGACGAAGGACGGGCTGGAGTCCGCCCGCAAGCGGGGCCGCGTCGGTGGACGCAAGCCCGTCATGACGGAAGTCCTCGTAGCTCAGGCCGTGGCGCTGCAAGACAAGGGCTTCACGATCCGGCAGATTCAGCCCCACCTCCGCATCGCAGAAGGTAAGGACAAAGGCAAGAACCCTAGCGTCGGCGCGATCTCGCAGGCGCTCCGTGCCCACGATGCCGAACTGGCCGCCAATCAATCCGCCGCGACGGAGGCCAGTCGGTGAGCGTCCCCACGAAGTGGCAGCTGGCCCAGCACTGGATCAGCAGCCCCGAGCGCAAGACCTTCGCGCCGATGCTGCAAGACGTCGCGGCACCGTGCTGCTTCGCCTGCGACTGGCACTCGGAACGCTGGGCCAAGGCGACACCGAAGGCAAGCTGGGAGCGCGCCACGCTGGAGCGGGCCCACATCGTGCCGTCCAGCCTCGGCGGAACCGACGACGCGCCGAACGTGATCCTGCTCTGCGCTCCCTGCCACCGAGACTCGCCCGACTGGCACGACCGGAGCGAGATGGCTCGCTGGATAGCCCGGCGTCCGGACCGCGCCAGCAAGGAGGTAGAGGAGTTCAGTGACTGGGCCAAGGCCGCACAGGAGGTGCCGGCGTTCCAGGCGTTGCTCGCCGAGTACGAGGCCAACCCGGATCTACCTGACGACGTAGCGGTGCAGCGCCTCGTGGACATGCTCTGGGCGTCGACCCGGCAGGCGAGCACGCACAACGTCTCGCTGAGCAGCGGAACGAAGGTCGCCATCCTGCGAGACGCCGTAGAGCGAGCAGCCGCCCCGTAGCCCCAACCCGTGCCACACTGCGTTCAGGCCCGTCGCGTCCCCCCGTCGCGGCGGGCCTCCCGCTTGCCCCATAATTCGAACACGCGCTCTACTGGCGTCATGGTCCGCTACAAGGTCGACTACCTGACCGACACCCAGGAGCGCATCCTCGCAGTCATCCGCCGGCGTATCGCCGAGGACGGGGTGGCGCCCACGGTGGCGGAGCTGGCCGCCGAGCTCGGCCGCAGCGTGAGCGCCGTGCACTACCAGCTGGGCGAGCTGGAGGCGAAGTGGGCGATCGTGCGCCAGCCCGGGACGCCGCGCGGAATCCGGCTGACGTGACTGTCTGCCATCCTGGCGCTATGGGCGATGACGAGACGATGACGTGGTACGACCACGAGGGCAACCTGATGAGCGCACCGGCCAGCGACGAGCCGACCGGCTGGGGGCGGTTCGACCGGCTCACCCACCGCATCAGGAAGTCGCCGCCGGGTCAGATCGTCCAGGCCATCACCAAGTGCGGGCATCGCGCCCACGAGGTCCCGGGCAGGGGAGAGGTGAACTGCCCCGAGTGCCTGGCCATCATGCGCGGCGAGGACCCGCACGACCGTTTCCACCTCACGCTCGATGCAGGGGAGTGGCCCGCCATGCAGGGATGGTGGGCGGATCGGACGACAGCGGAGGCGAAGTTCAAAGCGTGGGTCGGCAAGCACGGCCGGGACGGCGTGCGCATCACCCTCGTCGACGAGGACACCGGGACGACGCTGGCCGAGTGGCCCGGCGATGTCAGTGGCCAGCCGTAGCATGGGCTGTACATCATCCACGCGTTTGGCTGCGCGTGCTCGCCTCGCCCCCGATGGACAGCGCCAACGTGGGGCGGGGCGCTCAACCTTGGAGGGGCCGTGGACGTCCTGCTGACTATCTGGCTCTGCCTGATCGTCGGCTACGCATGCCTGTGCGGTTTGGTGGCCCACGACGAGAAGGCTCCTCGCTGGCTCCGCTGGCCCAGGGGTGTGTGGAGCGCGGTCGCGCACGACTGGCGGAGGCCCCCGCGCATCCCGCGCCGTCCGGACTATGCGCGAATCGCTCTGCTGGAACGGGAGCTTGGCCTGATCGGAGCCCCTACCCATGAGCTGTCGCCGTTCGACGAGGGCAGGAAGCGCGCCATGGAGCGCGGCCTCTAGCTAAGCCGCCTCAACGAGCCCGTCCCGTTCCGCCGCAACGGCCGTCGTCCACTCGTCCCGCAGTACCTCGTACCGTTCCCGCGTCTCCCCGTACAGCCAGCCACCCGCCCGGGCGACGAGCGCGCGGATCTCCTCGTTCACCACGGCAGCAGGCCGCAGACGGCCCGCGGTGGGGGGAGGTGGGGGCATGGTCTGATCGTATCGCCGACCACTGTCAGAGACTCAAGCTGCAGGCGGACTACCAGCCTTCGTTGAAGTGCGGCGCCCGCCCGCTGAGGTACCGGTGGTCGCGCAGTGGGCGAGCCTTCACCCAGCCGTCTCGCGGGTGCAGGATGCGCGGAGCGTAGCAGTGGCGGCAGAGCCAGAACCGCCAGCCCATCCGCCCCCAAGCGTGAGGCCCCGTACTGGTCTCGCTGGTGTCGTCCATGGCCAGCAGGGTATCGACGGCGGCCGACAGCGGGCTACGAGGACGGCGGCTCCGCGCTGCGGTCAACGACGTACAGCCCCATGCCCCGGACGGACTCGACGAGCCCCTCATCCTTCAGGACCTTCGTGGCCTTGCGGAGGGTGTCGCGGGCGACCTCGTACTCCTGCTCCATCTCGACGGTGGAGGGGATGCGCCGACCTGGGGGAATGGTCCCGTCTTCGATTTTCCGCCGGAGGTCGTCGGCGATCTGCCGGTAGGGCGGCACTGGCCCTTCCCTGTCGATGATCACGTTCGGACGCTAGCCCGCCACCCGTGACCTTCCATAGCTACCCCTGGGGGTGGTATGGGGTAGTAAGGTCCAATGGCGTAATCAAGGTGCCCCCGCACCGTGGTAGCGGCCGGGGGCGTGGACGACACCGCCAGGAGCGCCGCCATGGAAGAGCGTAGAGACGGACCCCCTGAGCCGGAAGATGGCTCGCCCGGCCTCATACCTTCCGACGGCGACCTCAGCCCCGTGCAGAGAGCGCAGCTTGCGCGCCGCACCCACGCCCGCCGCTGCCGCCAGTGCGCCGACATCGACCGTCCACGCTGTGCAGCCGGCGAGCAGTTGTGGCGGGACTGGACGGCGGCCCTCGATGACGCCTACGAGCAGCTGCACGGCGGACGGCCCTGACGTTCGACCGCTGGCCCGGTTCCTGCGAAGGGTGGGTTACTCGCGGAAACGTTTGGCCAGTGCTCTACCTGCGGTTACAGAAATAGGGTGGGCGTCAACAGAGCGTGTAGAAATATGCATCGGGCACGCTTCCATAACCAACGATCGTGGGCTTTACTCGAACTCTCCAGCCCAGACCCCGCTGGGAAAGCGGTGTCGCGCACCTACAGTGCAGGCGCCAGGCGGATCAGCCACCGGTCCATCGGCAGAATCAGATCAGCAGTTTCCAGGGGGCGGCCTTGAGGGTCGAAACGAGTGCGTACTACACGGAACGCAACCGCGTCCACGAGCAGACCCAGCGCGTGTGCCTGCTCCTCCACCAGCTCCACCGCACCGACCTCGGCACGATACGAGACGTGCGGCCGACGTTGGCCACGCCACCAGGACTGCACGAGCATCGCCGACCGGCCGCCCGGATCCAGGCATTCCACCGTCTCGTGCCGCAGTACCGCACCGACGCGGACGTCAAGGCGCTCGGCAAGCTCTTCCGTGGCGGGTCGCGGGCGGGTATCGGTGGTCTCGCTGGAGAAAGGCCAGGGCGCGTCCGCGTCGGTGAGAGTGCGCATAGCAGGAGGATGCGCCACATACACCGCCCGCCGCTCCTCGCCTTCGAGGACTCCCGTGCGGCGGAGCAGGACGTAGGCGAGGCGCACGGTCTGCGGATGGACGCCGAGTTCGGCAGCTAGCTCGGCGCGGGAGGGCAGGGCCTGGCCGGGCAGCCATTCGCCGGCGGCGATGCGGCGGCGGATGTCGCCAGCGATGCGCCGGTGGAGCGCTTCTGGCATCCGGACCCCTGCGGTCGATCATGACGTGAGGTCTGAAGCTACGAAGCGGCCCGGGTGCTGGATATATCCAGCAGCTGGTCGAGCGCCCTGATTCAACTGAAGAGAGAGGTTTCGGTGTCCCGGGGTTCAGGTATCCGGGGTGCCGATTGGCCCACCGGGAGGCGTGTACCCCCTTTGGCGTCCCCCGGTGGACCGCTGTGCATACCCGGCAACTTCTGCTCGGTATCCACCCGAACGAGTGAAGTTTTGACCGTTATTCAGCGGCGGGACGCTCGTTGAGAATATAAGCCGGGCCCGGCTCCCAACTCGCCTCCGAGGGCGTTCCAGGGGAGCCGGGCCCGGCGTTCTGTTGTGCGTCGCCTTGCTCTAAGTCTGCCACTGGGAAACGAGTGGGAAACGATCATGTCCGCGAGCGGCAAATCATGGCAACGGGTGGCAACCGGAGTCCGAGAAAGACGATGCCAGAGCCCTAGGGGAACTTCAAAGACCGACGTTGGCGACTCCCGCAAAGGATCAAAACCCAGTTCAGCGTGAACTTCAAGAGTATAGGCCTGGAACTCCCCTGACCTGCGCACTCCTTGACCAGGACGCCCCGAGTGGGAAACGAGTGGGAAACGAATCACGCCTCAGGACGCCTCAACCGCTCCTGCAGTCCGTCCCAGCGCTCCTGCAACGACTTCATGATGGCACGCTCCATCGGCACCGTCATGCTCGAGTAGATGCCCTCGACGCCGGGCACCTCGTGCCCCATGCGCGACTCCACCGCGTACCGGCTGTGCCCGTCCTCGTCCAGCCACGCCTTGTGTCCATGACGTACCAGATAGAGGCGCCGGCCAGCGAACGAAGGGACCGCCGGGATGGCCGGCCGGTTCCAGCGTGCATACCTGGAGACCCGTTTATCGGCGCCGTCCGCGATGACCCGCCAGTAGTGGTAGTCGAAGTTGACCGTGCCGAGGCTTCCGCCCAGCTGGGCCGGGAAGACCCACGTGCTGTCGTGGCTGGCGAGCAGCTGTTTCAGCATGTCCGCCAGGAAGTCCGGGACGACGAGGGTCCGGGCGCTGCCGTACTTCGGCGGGTGGAAGGCCAGCTGTCCGTTCTCGTAGTGGACTTGGCGTTCCACGCGGATGGCGGGCATGCGCCCGTCGCCCGTGCCGTAGCGCTCCAGGTCGTCCTCGTAGCGCTCTTCTTCCTCGGGGTCCTCCCGCGGGTCGGCGGCTGGCCAGTTCGGATAGCAGTAGTCGCGGGTCAGGCCGTACAGTTCCGCGGGTCGCATCCCTGTCATCGCCATGGTCCAGAAGAAGACGTAGCCGGCCTCGCCGAAGAGGATGCGTGCGTTGCGCCCCAGCTGCTCGACGGCCGCCTCCTGCATGTCTTTCTTACGTTCCTTCGGCTTCCTCGTGAACTTGCCGCGGCGCCGCTTGCGTTCGACCGGTGAGATCCTGATGAGGCGCGGCGCGGCGTCATCGAGGATCATGCCGAGGACGGTCATAGCGTTCTGCCAGCTGCCGGGCAGGGCGGTCTTGGCGTACTTGCGGAAGGCACGGTAGGTGAGGACGTCGACCTCGGAGACGGTCGTGTTCCGCTTCTTGAAGTAGGGGCGGATATGGTTCTCGATGAGTGATCGGTAGCGCTTCTCTGTGAGGTGGGCGTGGTCGAGGCTCTCCAGCCAGTCATCGATCCAGTCCGTCATCAGGGTGGCGCCGTCACGGTTCTTCACGTGGGTGCCGGCGCGGATCTCCGACATCTTGTCGAGACCGTGGTTGTAGGCCTCGTCCTCGTCAGTGAAGCCGCCTTTGGACTCGAAGCGTTTGCGGCCGTCGTCGTGATACTCGCCGTTCCACCACTTCACACGGCAGGTGCCCCCGCGCCACTCCGTGTAGACGTCGCGTGCTCGTCTGGCCATGTCGCCCCCTCGCTCGTGGTGCGCGGTGGCCTGGCAGGTACCCCTACCGCCGAGGCTCCGCGTCTTCCATGGTCTCAGCCGCTACTGCCGAGTGGGCAGTTGTGGCATTGGCCGCATTCACCACCGAGGTCCCTCACCAACTCCCGCATCGTGGCCTGGACTTCAGGTCTGGTGCGGGCCTGGCTCGGAACCACGCAGACGATCCCTTCGTCGACCCGGACTGCTGAGCCGTTGAACTGTGGCCCGTAGTCGACTATGAGCGCGTCTCTGAGCATGGCTCCCCCTCTGTGTCGCCTGGTAGGGAAGCCTCCGAGGACGTGGTTCGACTCTGCCATGTATTGGGCTTGTTGGGACTGGTTGGGACCGAAGTGGCGGACCGGGAAGCCGTAACAAATCAGTAAAAGCAAATGGTTGTACGACGAATGACTGAACTTCAGTCAGATGAGGCCGCGTTCACGCAAGTCGCGCACTACACGCTCGCTCATATCCCGGATCTCTTCTGCGGATGTTCCCTTAGCTGTCGCGATGAGCGCCAGTTGCACGACGTCCCGCGCCTCGGAGTCGAGGGCTTCGCGTGACAGGGGCGACTTCTGGACGCCCGGCGCGTCTGGGTCGTCGACGTCGGTGACGGGTGTGGGCTTGCCGCCCTTCAGTACTGCGAGGCAGCTTCCGGCCGCCCAGTGCAGGGCGCCGTCGATTTTGACGTAGTTGGTCTCCCGGATCGGGAGGCCTTTCTCGACGCGCGTCCAGGTGCCCTTGGACAGGCCGGCCTCTTTGGCGGTGGCGTCGGTGAGGGCAAGACCGAGATCGGCGCGGCGGGCTCTGGCTACTTGGGCCAGCCTGTCGCGGTCGTGATCAGTAGGCGCGGGCATGCCCCCATCTTGGCAGGACTAGGCGGGACCAACCAGGACTAGGGGTCACTTAGACCCAATCTCGCCCCTTCATTCGCCCTGCTCAGAGGGCATCACTGGATGACATCCGGCAACTACT